AAGGACTTCATCGCCATTGCCTCGGCGCAGACCACCGGCGCGCTGAGCTGGGTGCATGGCGGCACGGCCGGCAACATCCTGACGTTCTCCGCCAGCTCGGTGGCGTTCGATTCGCCCACCTTCGAGGACGGCGACAGCGTCACGCATGTGACCCTGCCGTTCCGGCTGCTGGGCAACACCACCTGGACCCTCGCCTTCACCTGATCCTGCATGGCATTCATCCTCGAGCAGTCGCCTACGTTCTCCTGGCCGATCACGATCCGCGAGGTGACGGACGGACGCCACCGCACGCACCAGTTCGAGGCGATCTACCGGCGGCTGCCGGCCAGCCGGATGGAGGAGGTGCAGCTGGCGTACCAGCGCATCAAGGCTGCGGCTGCCCGGGACCAGGTGGTGGATGCCATTCCCACCCGCGAGATCGCGGCCGAGATCCTGGCCGGCTGGCGTGGCATCACCGATGCTGAGGGCGCTGAGATCGAATACAGCCCGGCCAGTAAGGCGCAGCTGCTGGAGGTGGCGACCGTGGCTGATGTGCTGGTGGCGACGTTCTTCGAGGCGCACGACAAGGCGCGGGCAAAAAACTGATCGGCGCCGTTGACCACCTCTTCAGGGGGAAGGGATCAACGGCGCAACTGGAGCAGGACGCGGCAGCCTACGGGATCATCCTGGAGGACCACCACCTGCGGCCGGCCGACTATCGGCTGTGGTCGGAGCTGTGGCCGGCGGTGCTGCTGTTCATGCGGTGCCAGACGCAGTGGCGCGCGACTTCGGGTGGTGTGCTGGGCCTCGACTACGGGGTGCTACTCCAGCTGGCGCCGGTCTACGGGGTGGAGGTGAATGCTGCGATGATGGATGACATCCAGGCGATGGAGCTCCACGCCCGTGAGCAGCTGAACCGGAGGCGATGAGATGGCGGTGATGGATGCGCTGCTGCGGATCAAGGCAGCGGTAACCGGCGAGGATCAGATCAGCGGGTTGGGGCGTGCGCTCGGCGGGCTGAACAAGACCGCCAGCTCTGTCACGGGTGGCCTCAAGGGACTGGGCGGTGCAACGGGCGGACTGCTGGCGCCGCTGAGTGCGCTGACCGGGCTGGTGTCCGGCGCGGGCCTGGTGGCGATGGCGAAGGGCGCGATCGACGCGGCCGACAACATGAACGACCTGGCGCAGAAGACGGGCGTCAGCGTGGAGCAGCTGAGCCGGTTCGAGCAGGCGGCGAACATGAGCGGGACCACGATCCAAGCGGTCGGGTCCGGGATGCTCAAGCTGGGTAAGGCCATGACGGCATCGCTGCAGCAGGCGGCGAACGCTGCAGGCGAGAGCGCGGGCGAGATCAAAGACCGCACGAAGCGCGAGACCGATGCGGCTGTCGATGCGGTGGAGCGCAACGCCGAGCGCCAGGTGGACGCGATCAAAGAGGGCGAGCGGAAGCAGCTCGATGCGGTGAAGGAGAACGGCGACAAGCGGATTGCGGCGATCGAACGCGAGTCAGACGCCAGGCTGTCAGAGCTGAACCGCCGCTATCGGCAGGAAGAGAAGCTGCTGAACGACAAGTACGAAGACGAGGCCGACCGGCAGGAAGAGGCGGCAGACGATGAGCAGAAGAGGCTAGAGCGTGCGATCGAGAAGCGGTACGAAACGCAGATCGAAGCACTGCAGGAGGATGACAATCTCGCGAAGCAGTACAAGAAACAGCAGGTGGACAACCTGCAGGAGCAGCGTGATGCGGAACTGGAGGCGATCCGCGATCGGTTCCAGCAGGCGGCCAAGCTGCGGCAGCGTGCGCTGCGGGACCAGGAGGATGGTGAGCGCGACCTGCTGGACCAGCGGCGGAAGCGTGAGGAGGAGCAGCTGAAGGCTGGCTACGACGCGCAGAAGGAGATCGTAGAGAAGGGCGTCGAGGCGCAGCGCAGCGCCATCGAGAAGACTGCCAAGGCCAACACGGAAGCGGTGAAGGCGAGTGCAGAGGCCAGCATCGCAGCGATCAAGGCTGCGATGGATCCGACCGGCGGGATGTCGGAACAGCTGGACGAGCTGGGCCTGAGCGGCAAGGGTGCATCCGCAGCGTTTGCGCAGCTGGGCATCAGCATCCGGGATCAGCAGGGCAACATGCGGAGCGTGGATGATGTGATGCTCGACATCGCGGACCGGTTCAAGGACATGCCGGACGGTGCCGAGAAGAGCAGCTTGGCGATGAAGCTGTTCGGCAAGGCCGGCGCCGATCTGATCCCGATGCTGAACGGTGGCCGTGAGTCGGTCGAACGGCTCAAGGCAACCATGGGCACGGACTTTGCGCAGGCCGCGGATGGCTTCAACGACAAGATGGCCAGCCTCGGGGTGCAGATGCAGGTGCTCGGCGTAGCAGTCGGGACGAAGCTGATGCCGGCGCTGAACATCCTGGCCGATGCGGTGATCGCGGTGGCTGATGTGTTCAGCAAGATGCCCGGCTGGCTTCAGGCGAGTGTGATGCTGATCGGCGGACTGACGTTGGCCTTCCTGGCCTTGGCCCCCGCCATTGCTGCCACGGTCACCCTGCTCGGCGGCCTTGCGACGTGGTTCTCCGGGACTGCCATCGCGGCATGGATTGCGGGCACCCTGCCGGCACTGATCGCCCCGTTCGCCGGCTTCCTGACCTTCCTCACCGGCACCTTCCTGCCTGCGATCGTGGCGTTCTTCTCTGGCCCCGTCGGCTGGACCGTGCTCGCCATCGCGGCGGTTGTGGCTATGGCCATCGCCTTCCGCGAGCCGATCCTGAGGTTCCTCTCCTGGCTGGCCGAGACCTTCACCGGTGCTGTGGTCGCGATCGGCAAAGGCGTCTACGACCTGTTCCTGAGGCCATGGGTCGAGCTGTTCAACATCGGCGCCCGGGCACCCGTGGCCGGGATGATCGCTTGGCTGCAGGCGACCTGGGCGAAGGCGGTGAACTTCATTGGCACCGCGCTCCGCAACGTGGCCAGCGCAGCCCGCGCGCCGTTCATGGCGGTGGTGGAGACGATCCGCGGCGCGATGAATGGCGTCCTGCGGTTCATCGCTGGCGGGATCAATGCAGCGGTGCGGGCGATCAATACCCTGATCCTGGGTTACAACCGGCTGCCCACCCCTGACCTGCCGCTGATCCCATCGGTCGCCGTAACGGCCTTCGCGGAAGGCGGCGTCGTGGATCGCCCAACCCTGGCAATGGTGGGCGAAGGCGGCGAGCGGGAATACATCATCCCGGAATCCAAGATGGCCGGCGCCTCTGCCGCCTACCTCGCCGGCACCCGTGGCGCTGGTGTCATCACCGGCACTGCGGGCCCGGCTGTGATCAACATCACCACCGGTCCGGTGTTGCAGCAGGACGGCCAGCAGTGGGTCACGATGCGCGACCTCGAGCGTGCGATGCGCGCCACTGAGGCCGGCACCCTCGCCCGGATCCGCACACCAGCCGGCCGCAGCGCGCTGGGGATCCGATGAGCACGATCGCCCAGGCGCAGTTCCTGCGCATCTACAGCCCGGCCGGTTCCACGCTCCACCGCTGGCAGTCGTACTTCACCTCCTCGAACGTGAGCCTGTCGGGCGCCGACTGGATCCCGCAGCCGTTCGAGTCCAGCGGCATCACCGCCGGGCAGACCGGTGATGAGGGCGGCGTCACCATCACACTGCCGGCCGTGCCCCGCGTGGTTGATGCCGTGTTCGCTGCCATCGCAGGGCAGCACCTCTGGGAGCTGACGATCTACCAGTTCACGCCGGGCAACTTCAACGAGCGCACCGTTGCGGCCACCTTCACCGGGGTGATCGTCAACAGCACAAGCACGATCACCGCACTCACCCTGGAGCTGGGGTCCGCCCTAGAGCCGGTCGGGGCGCAGATCCCCCCGCGCACGATGACCACTAGGCTGATCGGCAAGGGGTGCCGACTATGAGCGGTCTTGTTTCCAGCGATCCTCTGGCGCTCCTGTCGATCGAGGCGGGCCTGATCCGGCCGCCGTTGGCGGATGCTGCAGCGGAGGGCGACAGCCAGCTGGACAGCCCGCAGCGGGCGGCAATCCTGGGTGAACCGGTGCCGATCGTGTTCTGCCGGCGGGATGAGACGGCCGGCAGCGGCGGCGTGCTGATCTCACCTCCGGCCACTGAGGCCCGGTTCTCGAACGACGCATCCAACGCCGTCACTGCCTCCTACCACCTGGTCCTGTCTGAGGGGCAGATCGGCTCGATCCAGGTGCGGGACATCTTCCAGAGATCCTGCAGGGTCGGCACGCACACGCAGACCTACGACCGGCGCGCGGGCAGCTGGACGCCTGGCAACTTCGTCACGGCGCAGACCGGCTACACCATGCCGGAGTGCCCGTACTACTGCGGCACGGTCGGGGTCTACTCAGGGATGAGCACCCTGTCATTCACGGTCACGATCCCCAACGGGTTCGACCTGTGGAACCGGCAGGTGCACGCCTTCATCCGCAACGGGATGTATGTGACCCGGCTGCTGGATGGTGTCTTCGGCCCGTCCAACAACTTCGCGGACCTGGTGAACTGGGCGCTGGTGAACTGCGCCAGGCTGCCCGCCAGCCAGATCGACCTCACCAGCCTGCAGGCCGCGGCCCGGTTCCTGGCGGCCAACAGCTTCAACTGCGACATCGCCATTACCGAGAGCCAGAACCTGGGTGATCTGCTGGCGGGCATGGCCCCCTACTTCCTGCTGGCGGAGACGCGTAGCCAGGGGCGCCGGGGCCTCCGGCCGCTGCTGCCGGTGAACGGCGACGGCACCATCAGGACGACGGCCGTTCCCTGGGTGGCGACCTTCACCGAGGATCACATCCTGCCGGATGGGTTCGAGATCACGTTCAGCCCGCCGGCGGATCGGCGACCGTTCTGTGTGCAGACGATCTGGCGGCAGCAGCTGACCGATGACGTCGGCATCATCCGCACCAGCGAGGTGCGCTACACGGGCGAGGCGACGGACGGGCCCTATGAGCAGCACGACCTGAGCGCGTTCTGCACCCGCGAGAATCATGCCGTCAAGGTGGGCGCGTACATCAGGGCCAGGCGGCAGTTCATCACCCACAGCGCGCGGGCGCAGTGCCGCAGCGTGGACTTCCCTCCCAACCTGGCACCGGGCGACATCGTGCGGGTCACCTTGCAGCGCACGCCGAGCGATGGGGCGGCATCGGTGCATGACTACCTCTACCAGGTGGACCGGATCAGCAAGTCGGCGGCGGGTGATGTGAGCATGGACCTGATGCACTTCCCGATCGACAGCAGCGGGCGCAGCCTCGTGGCACTGGCAGTGGCGAACGCCACGGGCACCGGCATCCTGCTGACCAGCAACCGGACGGGCGTGAGCTGCGACGTGAACAGCAGCGCGGATACCAGCGTGCCGGCCGAGGTGTACCAGACGGGCACGGCGGCAGACAACGAGGTGGTGATGACGGCGCCGGATGCGGAGGCTCCCCCTCCGGGTGGTGGTGGTGGTGGCAGCCTCGACACGATCGACATTGCCTTCAGCTCGGCGCGATGGGAGGGCCTCGATCTGGTGTTCACCCTGCAGCTGGTGCCATATGGCGAGGCGCCGGACGAATCACTGGGTGCGCTGGATGCCACGGTGAAGAGCGGGCAGGTCGTGGCCTATGACGCGAGCGATCGGCCGGTGATCCCCCAGCCGGTCAGCCTGCCGTCGGTCGATGTGACGGAGACCGTTGCCGAACCATGGGAGACAGATCGACCGGCCGATTATGCGCTCTATCCGTTCCCGCCGGTGGACTACGTCTTCGAGAAGGAGTTCCGCGTCACGTTCCAGGAATCGGACTTCCCGGCTGAGGGGTACTACGTCATGCCGCTGGAGATCACCAGCACCAGCGGTGGGTTTGATGATGTGTTCGCGATCAATACCTTGCGGGTGAGGTTCGAGGCGCGAGAGCCAGCCTTCACGCCGTTCTTCGCGATCGCCAATAACAACGCTCTGGCCGACCTTGATCCTGGCGACATGGAGGTTCAGTATCCCGGAGCCGATCCCGTTGCGGTGGAGTTCATCGGACCTATCGACGACTACGACTTCCCAACATGGGAGATTCATCTGTTCATCTGGTCCAGCTCCCAGGCCGATAAGGACGCAGCCATTGAACTTGTGATCGATGCGTTGGCGGATGTCTACACAGGGCCGGACATAGTAACCGGCAGCATCACGACCATGACAGTTGCAGCACCTACCGCAGGCGTTACCTATGGCATCGAGCTGACGCATACGCAAGGCGCAGAAGGTAGCGGCGGCAGGCTGGTGGCTGGATACATCGACCTCCCCGCTGGAGTGGGAGAGGAGGCTTACTACGTGGATGTGGACGAAACCGTCACCATGAACGTGAGCTGGACTGTCCCGTAACCCATGCCTACCTTCCCCGCTATTGCCCCCAGCTCCCGGGCCTTCACGCCTGGCGAGTACCCACACGCGGCGTTCACGGCGCTCAGCGGTGAGCAGAGCAGGGTGCGGCACAGTGACGCGGTGGTAGGTGGGTCGCTTGATCTGACCTTCACCCGGCTCACTGAGGATGAGCGGCTGTCGATTGAGCTGCACTACCTTGGGCAGCAGGGCGAGTTCCTTCCGTTCAGCCTGCCGCCTGAAACGCTCTCAGGCTTCAACCCCTACCAGTTCCTGATCGGTGCCGGGCAGTGGCGTTACGCCGAGCCGCCTGAGATCGAAGACTTCTGCGGGCCCCATCACGATGTGCGCGTGCGGCTGGTTGGCGCGACCGGCGGCGCACCGGGCGCAGACCTCGGGCCGATCACGCTGAGCATGACGAGCGGCGCGGCGGTGCCTGCTGCCAACGGTCTCGCCCGCACAGTCACCGTGACCTTCACCGCTGGCGCTGCCTCCGTCTGACCATGGCTACCTTCCCCGCGCTCGAACCCAACACCCGCAGCTACCGGCTGCCACGGTTCCCGGTCACGATCCAGCCGGCATGGGGCACCGAGGCGGTGCGGTTCTCCCATGGCCCGAAGTCGTTCGGCTACATCCTCACCCTCGGCTACGAGAACCTCCCGGCTGCCGATGCGGCGCTGCTCCGCGCGCACTTCCGCGGCCAGGCCGGCGGGTTCGACGCCTTCACACTGGACCCTGCTGTGACCCGTGGCCATGGCGCTGCAGACCTGGCACCGGCCTCGACCCTCTGGCGTTACACCGGCCC